ACACGGTCCAGGTCGTCTCCCAGGTGTGGGCCGACCACCTCCGTAACCGCTACCAGGCCAGGATCATCGAAGAGCTGCCCGACGGGATCATCGTCCACACCTGCCCGGCTGCCTTTCCTGAGGCTGTCACTCGAATCCGTTGGGCGGCAGCATGAACCGCCGTCTGCATTCCTGCCAGTCCTGTGGACTGCTCGGCCGGCGGCGATACCGCCGTGCCCGGCGGGCCCGCGCGCTCGCCGACCAGGCGCACGTCGAGTTCTTCACCCGGCTAGGTGCCGAGCTACGCGCCGAACGAGCCGGGCGCTTGTGGGCCGAGCGTGCCGCCATCTGGTCGGGACGGGGCGAGATCACCATCAACGCCGACTACGTGCCCCCTGACCCGCAAGCCGCGTGGTGGCTACCTGAACTCGCCGGAGGCCGATGATGGACCGTTACCGGCCTGGCTGTGTCAACCGATGCGCTGTTTGCGGCCTAGCCATTCAGCTGCGACAGGTCTCCGCGCACATCGCCCACCAATACCCCGGCGGCCAGCGGTGGGCCCACTGTCGGCCCGCTGACCATCCAGCCCGACCCATGCGAGGAGTCCTCGAATGACCGAAATCCCGAAGTGCTCTCTGTGCCGCCGTGACCGCACCATCCACGGCATGGACGCCTACGACTACAACCCGATCCAAGCCATCACGGGCGCGGCTCTCGGCTGGTACTCCGGCGACGATGGCGAGCTCTGCCCCGAGTGCATGGCGAAATCGATGGGGCGGCAGTGAGCGCCGGTGTCCGCGCCCGACTTGAGGCGGGCTGATGGCTGAGTTCACGGCCCGCTATCCCGGCGCATGCGCGTACGGCGACCGCATCCACGAAGGCGACCTGTGCCGGTACGTCGACGACGAGATCGCCCACGTTGAGTGCGCGCTGGCCGACGGACCCACGAACGTCGTCGCTGCCGAAACCGTCTGCCCTGAATGTCAACTCGCGCACCGGGGGGACTGCTTCTGATGCCTGATTTCTGGTTGCCATTCCCGCGCCGCGTCCTGATCGCCATGCGGCGGTGCCCGGACTGCGGATGCCACCCGGAAACCCAAGGCCACAAAACCGGATGCCCAAACGAGGAGGCCGCGCAGTGATCCAGGTGATCCACTACTTGCCAGACGTGCCGATGTACTACCGCGACCCGGTCTTCGCGTTCCAGGACGCCATACGTCCTCAGGTCGCGGCCGTTATCCGACCGGACCCCCTCGGGCCGGTCAACCGTGTCGCGCAGCTCGTCGCCGGCCGCCAGGGCGATCCGATCGACCAGTGCCGCATCGTCAAGCAGACACTCACGCACATACCGGATGGGGCCGACATCACCGTCGGGCGCGACCCCGGCACTCCGACCGTCCGGTACTGGGATCGCGACTGGATCTACAGGGCCAGTCAGGAAGGACGGCCTGCGAGTTGGTACGTCACCGTCAACGGGCGTCGCGTCCTGGAGGCCGCCGCCGTTGAATGCCTACCGCCGGCCTACCGCCCGCCGCTCCCGCTGAAGCCGAAGGGGCTGTGGCGCAACCTCCTCCGTCGGCACATCACCGGGTGGTTCCGAACGCTAGCTGACCGAGTCACGGGCCGGTGCGGCGGTTACCGCCGCGACGAACTCGGAGGTGACTGGTGACCTGGACCTGGCTGGCCTACATCTACCTCGCCCTTGCTGTCGTCCTGGTAACCCTGCTGGTGGTCGCGAACGTGGGCGGCACACGAGCGCACCCACCGATTCCCAATCGGCACCAGACCGCTGATGCCATCGCGATGACGTCACTGATTCCTCGACGTTCCGTCCGCGCCATCCCCATCCGCCCGTTCACCGCCGTCTCCGACTGCCCCCGCTGCGACACCGTGGCAATCCACCCGATGCGTGAAGCCCAACCCTTCGACATGGGCAGAGTGGTGGCCGAGGTACAGGGCGACCGCGACAAGCTCCAAGCCGCCTGCGCCAATGTTGTTGTCCGGCAGTGCTCCTGCGGCCAGGAATGGCGCGAATCATGAACGCTCCTCAACCCAAACGAATCCAGCGCCAGCGCACCAAAGGCTGGAGGATGCCCGACGGTGCGCTGTACGTCGGACGGCCGAGCCGGTGGGGCAACCCGTTCCGCATTTACCACGGCCACAGCATCATCGGCCCCATGTGGCACATTGCAGCCGCGACATGGGGGCACATCCCGACGATTGAGTGCGGCTACGGCTACGTCACGTCGAGTAGCCCGCTATCCACCCGGGGCGCGGTCTCTCTGTACGCCTCGCTGCTCGAGATGCGGGCGCGGGTTGAGCCTGACCGGCTGGCGGATTGGCTCGCTCCGTTGCGCGGCAAGGATCTCGCGTGCTGGTGCCCACCCGACCTGCCATGCCACGCCGACGTCCTCCTCGACCTCGCCAATGTCGAAGGAGGGGTGCGTGGCTGAGCGCCGTCCGCCCGGCTTCAACGTGCCCGTGGACTTCTACGACGGACCGGAAGTGAAGTCCATTCCTCGGCGCATCAGGGCTGCCGCAGTCGGAGTCTGGACGCTGTGCGGCAACTACGCGGCAACGAAGTTGACCGACGGATACGTCGACGCCGAAACGCTGAAACAGCAGGGCTGCACACCCGCCGTCCGAGCCGCCCTGGGCGCCACGGTGAACATCAGAGGCGAGCATTCACCCCTGTGGATAGATGGGCCCCGGGGAGGTATCTACTTCACTAATTGGCCGAAGTGGCAGCGAACTAACGACGAAGTCACCAATTACCGGGCATCAGAAGCGGAACGCAAACGCAACGCGCGAAAAGGCAAGCGCAACAGCGCAACCAGCGAAAATGTCGAAATGTCCGCCCGGACATCCGCCGGACAACCGGCGGACGTCCATACGGAGTCCGGAGAGACTAAGACTAAGACAGAGACAGAGTTAAGTACTTACGTTGATCATGAACACGCACCAAACGTAGGCGCCGACGAGCGCGGCCTCACCGCACCAATTCACCCCAGCGCCAGCCGCCTCGTCGCCACCCTCATCCCCGACACCATCCCCGCCGCCGTCCGAACCGGGTTACGCATCGCCGCAAGCGAACTCATCAACCGCGACAAGGTTCACTCCGACACCGTCACCGAAGCCCTGCGCCGCTGGCTCACCAAACCCGGCGCCGGCCCCGGACTACTCGCGCACATCGCCGCCGACATCATCCGCGAACAAGCCACGCCCGCCACCACCAACACCAACCGCGCCGGCCAACCGCACAAGATGCGGGCCCTCGCCGAACTCGCCGCCACCATCCGAGCCCAAGAGCAAGCCGCCGAAACCACCCGGAAGGAACTCGCATGACCACCACCGCCGACGCCCTCGAAGTCATGCTCATCGTCCAGGCCTGCCATCGACGCACCGCACCCCGCATGGACGACCGCGACGTCGCACTGGCCACCGCAACCATCTGGGCCGAACTCTTCACCGAGTACCAGCTCGAGCTCGCCGACCTCAAAGCCGCCGTGAAGCGCCGAGCGCTGTCGCACGCCGACGCGCCCGAGCCCGCCGAGATCATCCACCACGCCCGCGAGATCCGCCGCGACCGCGACGCCCGCACCGGTCCCACCGCCGACTACGAACAGCTCTGCGAATCCAAGAGCGACGACGCCGACGAACTCGCGCAACGCCGCAGACTGGCTGCCATCGTCAACGGCGTCGCACAACGCAAGGCCATCGGCAATGCCTGACCTCGACGCCAACGGCTTCGTCCGCCTCAACCACGATGCCGACCCCGATCAGGCCATCACCAACTGCCGCCTGTGCGACGACGACGGCTACCGCGGCGCCACCATCTGCGACCACCACGACCACACCCCGGCCGCACGCCGCGGGAATGGACCTCATCCGCCGAGCCATGGGCTGGACGACCACATGACCGACGACAAAGCCGAAACCATCGCCCACGCCATCGCCGACGCCGCCCGACTCGGACTCGGAGCCGCCGCCACCATCGTCGACGCCTACGCCCGCCACTTCCCCCACGCCGCCCCCGACTGCGCCGCCATCGCCGCCGAAATCCGCCAAGCATCCGCCGACTTCCACATCAACACTGAACGGACCACCACATGAACGGCGCACCACTCAGTACCGCACCCGAGCTCTGCAAGCACTGCCCCGACCGGATAGCACTCACACCAGCCAGCAGTTCATACGTGCATGTCGAAGGCGACCAGGCCGGTAAGCACACATGCGCCGTCAACCCCTACGGCTTTCATGCTGAGCCCGTCGGAGCGCCCTGTGGCGACCATCCGGCCAACCCCTGCAACGGAAGCCGTGGGATCGAGCCCCGGCCATGACCTCGACCACCACAACAACTGGCGACTCATCGCCGTCATCGTCCTCTGGGGATTGCTCTCAAGCGCGTGGGGATTCTCGGCCGGCTGGGACGCCGCACCCCGCACCGGAAGCCGCCGATGACTAGACCCGACGCCGCCGCCGAAATCCGCCAAGCATCCGCCGACTTCCACATCAACACCGAAAGGACCAACGGCCAGTGATCAACGTCCACGTCCCCGGCACCCCCGCACCGCAAGGCAGTAAGCGCCACGTCGGCCGCGGAATCATGGTCGAATCCTCCAAAGCCGTCGGCCCCTGGCGTGAACGCGTCGCCCTGGCCGCCCACCAAGCCATGGCCGGCCGGCCGCTCCTCGACGGACCCGTCAACGTCGTCGTCACGTTCACCATGCCCCGCCCGAAAACAGCCCCGAAACGCACCACACCACCAGCCACGAAACGACCAGACCTCGACAAGCTCACCCGCGCCGTCCTCGACGCACTCACCGGCATCACCTTCACCGACGACAGCCAAGTCATCGCACTGCGCTGCTCGAAACACCTAGCCGAACTTGGCGAAACCCCCGGCGTCTACATCGCAGTCGAGGAGCCCACCCTGTGACCAAGTGCCAACACTGCCACCGACCCAACGACCTCTACCTCTGCCACAGCTGCCAGATCGAACTCTGCAACCGCCTCGACCAAATCCCATGGCTCCTCGAAGAACTCGACAACCGCATCCAGAAACTCGACCGCGTCAGCGTCGGAACCATCGGCCGCAACCGACGCCCCGACGAAATGAACCCCGTCGACTTCGACGCCATCGAACTCGCCCGCACCATCCGAAAGACCTTGCAGCACTGGGTCGAAACCATCGCCACACAAGCCACCGGAAGACCACCCACAGCCCTCACCACCGTCACCACACCCGACCTCGCCCGCTGGCTCAACCACAACATCAAACACATCGCCCGACTCGACCTGGCCAAGAAAGGCCGCCACCAGCTCTACGACGACATCACCCGCATAGCCGGCACACCCGACCGCGGCGGCCAACTCCACCGCGCCATCAACCCCGCAGAACACCACCTCGTCGGACCCTGCCCCACCATCCTCGGCCGCGACGAACACGGCCACCCCCGCCAATGCGGACGAACCCTCTTCGCCGACACCTACGACCGCACCGTCGAATGCCCCAACTGCCACCAAACCATCGACGTCGAAACCACCAGAACCCGCGCCGCAGCCGAACGAGACCACCACACCCGGACAGCACTCATCGACGTCATGGCCACCATCGACGAACCCATCACCGACAACCAACTCGACGCCTGGATCAACGCCCGACGCCTCCGCACCGCCGGCTGGCTCCACGACGGCTCAATCATCGAATTCCGCCTCGCCCCCACCGACGAACCCGTCTACAGCCTCACCAGAGCCCGCAAACTCCGACGCCGAGACAACAACCTCACCCGCAGGAAAATCACACGATTGTGATTTCTGACGCGCTGACCTGCTACTATCGGATTCCAGTGGGGAGAAACACGCCCCGACCTCGAAAAACAGCCCCGGCAGCAAACGCTGACCGGGGCTTCGTCATACCCGGGCAGGTGACCGACATGCCCAGCGCACCACCCCGCATCTGCGCACGCTGCGGAGCCCTAGCCCAACCACGCCAGCCATGCGCCTGCAGACCAGCATTCGAAGGCGCGGCACGCCGCAAGGCCGGCACCCGCTGGCGCCGGCTCCGCGCCCACAAGCTCCGCACCACACCCACCTGCGAGCACCCCGGCTGCCGGCGCCTTGCCGACGAAGTCGACCACATCGCGCCCCTGGCCGAAGGCGGCGACGAATTCGACTCGACAAACCTGCAAAGCCTCTGCCACGACCATCACCAGACAAAGACCAACGCCGACGCAATGCGAGGCAAAACCAGAGCGAGGTGAATTCAACAATGCATAAACACAAATCCCAAATGCATGCATATTATTCACCGAATTGCTCTACATACCCGAAGGCCAACATGGGTAGGGGGGTTCAAGCCTCTGACCAGCACAAACAGAAACCCCGCCCCGGTAGCCGAATTTTTACGCGCTCAGGTTTTCCGCATTCTTTCCGGATTATGCATCTGCTTTGCATGGCGGGTGCATAACCGTGGGTCGCAGGGGGCCGGCGGCCGCTCCGGCGGCGTTGAAGCTGGTCAAGGGCAAATCCGCTGGTAGGGATAGCGGTGGCCGGCCGGTCAATGAGGTGCCGAAGTTCAAGCGCGGCGCCCCGGACGCTCCGGAGATATTGAGCGCGGAGGCCCGCGCGGAGTGGGATCGCATCGTTCCTGGGCTGGATGAGCTGGACCTGCTGAAGCCGGAGGACTTCGCGGCGCTGGTGGAGCATTGCGAGACGTGGGCGACCTACGTCGAGGCGGTGGCTGAGGTGCGCGCGGAGGGGGTCGTGCTGACGAACCCGGACAACGGGCGCAGGTACAAGAATCCGGCGCTGTCTGCGGCGGAAGCTGCTGGTCAGCAGCTTCGCGCGTCGTGTCGTGAGTTCGGCCTGACCCCGTCGTCTGAGCAGAACGTCGGCAAGCCGATGAGTGGTAATGGTGGCGGCGCGGAAGACGACCCGTTCGCGGGCACCGGCCACTCGTCCTCGGCGTAGCGCAGCGTGGGCGAACGCTGACCTTGACCAGCTGAAACTCAGCCCCGAGGTCGCTTGGTTCCTGGAGTCGCGTGGCTATCGGCCGCCGACGTGTCCGCCGCTGATCAAGACCCCGGAGCCTCGCGTGGTTCGTGGCGCGCTGTTCGATCCGGAGCGGGTCGATCACGTCGTCGCGGCGTTCCGCAGGTTGCGGCACACGAAGGGCCGGTTCGCCGGCCAGTCGTTCGATCCGGATTGCTGGCAGGTCGCCTACTACTTGGCGCCGGTGTTCGGTTGGGTTGCGCCGTCGAAGGATTCGGGCGAGCTGGCGCGGATCATCACGACCGCGTGGGTGGAGCTGCCGCGTAAGAACGGCAAGACGACGACCGCGTCCGGGACGGGCATCTACCTGACGGGCGCGGATGGTGAGCCGGGTGCGCAGGTGGTGTGCGCGGCGACGAGTAAGGATCAGGCGAAGTTCGCGTTCGATCCGATGAAGCAGATCGTGCGCGGGTCGCCGGCGTTGGGGAAGCACTTCGAGCCGTTCCAGTCGAAGATCGTGCACAAGGCCTCAGAGTCGGTGTTCGAGCCGGTCGCCAATGTTGGTGACGCGCAGCATGGCCGGGATTTGCACGGCGGGATCGTCGACGAGGTGCACCTGCACAAGACGAACGATCTGATCGAGGCGATCGAGACCGGCACGGGGTCGCGGATCCAGCCGCTGATCTTGTTCATCACGACTGCGGATGCGGGTCGGCGGCACACGCCGTATGACGAGAAGCGCACGCGGATCGAGAAGTTGGCTCGCGGGACGCTGAAAGACCCGACCACCTACGGTGTGATCTTCGCGGCCGAGCCGTCCGATGACCCGTTCGTCGAGGCGACCTGGAAGAAGGCCAACCCGGGGTATGGGGTGTCGCCGACGAAGCGGTTCATGGCGTCGGCGGCGACGAAGGCGAAGGACTCGCCGGCTGAACTTGCGTCGTTCCAACGGCTGCACTTGGGGATCCGGACCAAGCAGCAGTTCAAGTTCCTCGAGCTGGGCCCGTGGGATGTGAATGCGTCAATCGTTGATCCGATTCGGTTGAAGGGCCGGGAGTGTTTCGGCGGCCTGGACCTCGGCTCCACATCGGACTTGACGGCGCTGTGCTGGGTGTTCCCCGATGGGGGGGCGTTCGATGTGATGCTGCGGTGTTGGGCGCCGGAGGACAGCGTCGAGAAGTTGGATGAGCGCACGGCGCGGGCCGCGTCGACGTGGGTGAAGCAGGGCTGGTTGACGACCACGCCCGGGAATGTGACGGACTACGACTTCATCGAGGCGCAGATCGGTCGGGATCGGGACCTGTTCCTGGTCAAGGAGATTGCCTATGACCGGTGGAATGCGCAGCAGTTGGTGAACAACCTGATCAGCGATGGCGCGCCGATGGCCACGATGGGTCAGGGGTTCGCCTCGATGTCGGCGCCGACGAAGGACTTGCAGCGGCTGATCCTCACCGGAACTGAGCAGAAGCCGATCGTCCGGCATGGCGGTAATCCGTTGCTGCGGTGGATGGTGGACAACTTCGCGGTGGCGATGGACCCGGCAGGGAATGTGAAGCCGGACAAAGCGAATGCCGGGGACAAGATCGACGGCGTAGTGGCCCTGATTATGGCGCTGTCGCGGGCTCTGGCAGCGCAGGACGTGACGCCTACATCGGCGTACGACGACGGCGAAGGGCTGATGATCGTATGAGGATGCGCCGACATCCCGGCATGAACCGGAAGGTGCTGGTGTCACTGATCTCGGGCAGCGCGGTGTCTGGCGTGTTGACGAAAACACCAGGCCCGCTACTGATTCTGCAAGGAGCGATGATCCATGAACCAGGTGCAGAGCCCGCAGCGGCGGACGGCGAGATCGTGATCGACGGGGCGAACGTCGACTACGTGCAGATCGTGGGCGGCGGCTAACCCGGATGGGTTTCGTGCAGTCGGCGGGCGCAGTTCGTGGCCTGTCCGGCCGGCCGGCGTTCTCAACGCCTTCGCAGCGGATCACGCTGTCGAGCACGATGGCGGTTGAGTACGGCGAGATTTGGCGCACCCAGGAGTCGGTGCGGACCGTCGTAACGTTCCTGGCCCGCAACATCGCGCAGCTCGGACTGCCGGTGTATCGACGCAAGGGCGAGGCTGATCGTGAGCGTTTGCAGGACCATCCGCTGTCGGTGCTGCTCCGGAGGCCGAATCCGTGGACTACGCGGTACCGGCTGATCAACGGCCTGGTGCACGACTTCGCGATCTATGACGTGGCTTACTGGTGGAAGACGAAGACGGCAGACGACGGCTTCGGTGTGATGCGCATTCCGCCGAAGATGGTCAAACCGGTGGGTGACAACTGGTTCACGCCGGAGGCGTTCGAGATCGCCGGGACGAAGCAGCGGCGAGTTGTGCCGGCGAACGAGATCGTCTACTTCCGCGGCTATGGGCTGGACGAGGACACCGGCACTTCGCCGTTAGAGGCCTTGCGCAGGACTCTCCGCGAGGAGTGGACCGGCTCTGAGATGCGCGAGCAGATCATGCGCAACGGGGCCAGGGTGTCTGGCTACATCGAGCGGCCACCGACGGCGATCTCGGGCAACTGGTCTCCGGAGGCCCGCGCCGCGTTCCGGAGGCAATGGCACACCCAGTACACCGGTGACAGGGCCGAGCTGGCCGGCGGAACACCGATCCTCGAAGACGGTATGACCTTCAAGTCGGCTGCGCAGTCCGCGAAGGACTTGCAGTACATCGAGGGACGCAAGCTGACTCGTGAAGAGGTGGCGGCGGCGTACTTCATCCCGCCGCCGATGGTCGGAATCCTGGACAAGGCCTCGTTCTCGAACATCACCGAGCAGCACAAGATGCTCTACCAGGACACGCTCGGACCGTGGCTGACGATGATCCAGGATGAGATTGCGCTGCAACTCATCCCGGAGTTTGAGCCGGGGCCGAAGGCGCACGACTTCTACGTGGAGTTCAACCTGCGGGAGAAGCTGACCGGATCGTTCGAGCAGCGCGGTGCGGTGCTCTCCCAGGCCGTTGGTGCCCCGTGGCTGACCCGCAACGAAGCCCGAGCGATGGACAACCGTCCGCCCGTCGACGGCGGCGATGAGCTGATCCGTCCGTTGAACGTCACGCAGAACGGTGACCAGAACCCGGTGCCCGCCGAAGACGGCCCTCCGATGGCGCCGACCGGCAACGACTACACCGCTCCGGACACCCCGGACGACGCGCAGGAGGACTGATGCTCACCAAGAACCATCCGATTGAACTGGTCGCATTCAAGGCCGGCCCCGATGACGGACTCGAAGAGGGCCAGTTCACCGCCTACGCGTCGGTCTTCGGCAACAAGGACTCCTACGGCGACGTCGTGGTAGCTGGGGCGTTCGCGAAAGACCTTTCGCGATGGGAGAAGTCGGGTAACCCGATCCCGCTGCTCTTCGGGCACAACATGTCCGATCCGGACTACAACATTGGGCACATCGTGAAGGCCGAGGAAGACTCGGTCGGCCTGAAGATCACCGGTCAGCTCGACTTGGAGAACCCGAAGGCCCGGCAGGTTTACCGGATGCTCAAGGGTCGGCGAATCAACCAGATGTCCTTCGCCTACGACGAGATCGAGTCCGGACCCGCCATGCGTGACGGTGAGAACATTTGGGAGCTGCGGGAACTCAAGCTCTATGAGGTATCTGTCGTGACTCTGGGCGCGAATCAGGAGACCGAGATTCTGGCGGTGAAGTCGATGCCGACTGTCGCCGAGCGTGCACTGCGCGACATCAAAGCCGGCCGCGTGCTATCGGCCAAGAACGCGGGCGAACTCCGCGGGGCGCATGAGGCCATCGGCCGCGTCCTGTGCGCCCTCGAAGGCACATCTGACGAGGAGAAGGCCAGCGACAGCGGCCCGTCTCGCCAAGCTCCGGCCGGGGATACCCAGTCGGGACAGCCGCGTGAGGCCAGCCGCAAGTCGTCCGTCGATACCTCGGCAATGGAACTGCTCAGCCTCGAAATCGAGCTGAGCGCGTAACTCTCACGAAGGAGAAGAACACCATGCCGATGACGGCAACCAAGCTGGCCGACCTCCAGAAGGCCGCACTGCATCACACCGAGAAGGCCCGCGAGATCATCGAGGCCAACGCCGACAAGGACCCCAGCGCGTGGTCGGAGGACGACCGTAAGTCCTACGACGAACACCTGGCCAAGGGCCGGGAGAAGCTCGACGAGATCAAGGTAGCCAAGGACGACCTGAACGTGCTCGGCGCAGCGAAGGCGCTGGCCGATGAGATCGGGCAGCCCGCCAAAGACGACCTCGACGCCCAGGGCCAGCGGCCCGTCCGTGAGCGGGTCAAGGCGCTGGGTCTGCAGGTCGTCGAGTCGCCGGAGTTCAAGGCGATGCTCAAGCCGTTCACCGCTACCGATGGCTCGGTGCGGATCGGTGAGAAGACCCGCATCCAGTCCGACCCGATCAACATCAAGGGGCTGTTCGTCGGCGGCACCGACACCAGCGCCGGTGCGTTCGTTGTCAACGAGCAGACCGGCATTGTCGAGATGCTGGGCCGCAAGGAACTCAAGCTGCGCGATCTCATCTCGGTGCGCCGCACCGGATCGGACACGGTGGAGTACGTCGAGCAGACGTCGCACACCAACGCGGCCGCAGTGGTCCCCGAGGCAACCAGCTCGGCCGCTCCGACGCTGCCCGCCCTGGACGGCAACGCCCTGGCGGCAGGTGCGAACCTGGTCAACAACCCCAACGGCGGATACAAGCCCGAGGGGTCGTGGGCGTTCGTTCGCCGCACCGCAGTCGTCAAGACGATCGCGGAGTGGGTGCCGGCCACCAAGCGGGCGCTCGCCGACGTCGCTCAGCTCGAAGGGTTGATCAACGACGAGCTGCGCGCCGACGTCGCGGAGGCCGAGGAGGCGCAGATCCTCGCCGGTGACGGTTCCGGTGAGAACTTCACCGGTATTCGGAACTGGTCGGGCATCCAGACTCAGGCCTTCGACACTGACATCTTCCGCACGGTGCGTAAGGCGATCACGAAGGCTCGCACGGTCGGTCGGGTCAACCCGAACGCGATCCTGGTGTCCCCGGCTACCGCCGAGGTCATCGACCTGGCGAAGGATGGCGAGAGCCGGTACTACTACGGCGGTCCGCAGTCCATCGGCCCGCGGACCTTGTGGGGTGTCCCGGTTGTCGAGTCGGAGTCGCAGGCCGACACCGACGTTTTGGTCGGCGACTTCTCCAAGGCGGTGTTCTGGGACCGCGAGCAGACCACGGTGACGATCTCGGATTCCCACGCCGACTTCTTCATCCGGAACATGGTCGCGATCCTCGGCGAGGAGCGCGGCGCGTTCGCGCTCACCCGGCCGAAGGCCATCGTCAAGGCAGCGCTGTCCTAAGTGTCGCTGTTCAATTCGGGCTCGGCCGGGGCGGCTACGCCTCGGCCGGGTCCGGCCTCATCGAAGGAGGAACCCGTGGGGCTCAAGGAATACGACGTTGAGATCAACGGCCATAAGACGACCCTGCAGCTGTCCGACAAGGACGCGACAGAGCTGGGCCTGACCGTTCCCGCGGGGCCGGCCGAGGCGAAGGCCCCGGCGAAGGCACCGGCGAATAAGGCCCGCACTCCGCGGAACAAGCAGGCCTGAGTTTTTCGTGCTCGACGTTGACGTGTTGGCCGACTACACGAAGGGTCGTCTTGACGCCGACGCCGACGAGACAGCCCGGCTGCTCGACAGCGCTGTTGCTGCGGTGCGCCGGTGGTGTGGCTGGCACGTCGCACCAGAGTTGACTCAGACGGAGACCGTCGACGGTCCGGGCGGTGCACTGTTGCGGCTTCCGTCGTTGCGTGTTGTCGCGCTGTCCGCGGTCACTGAGGATGGTGTCGACCTCGACCTGGCCGGGCTGGAGTGGTCCCGCATCGGCCTGGTGCGCAAGAAGTCCGGCGGGCTCTGGACGTCACGCTTTCAGGGAATCACGGTGACGATGTCCCACGGCTTCGCTGATGCTGCGGACTTCGAGACCGCGGTGTATTCGGTGGCCGACCACATGTCTCAGGCTGCCGACGGCGGCGCACCGACTGTTGTTGGACCGTTCCGGTGGGGCAATGCGGACAGCCCCGATGCGGGGTTCACGACGGCTGAGCTGTTGATTCTGGAGCAGTACCGGCTCGAGCGGGCGGCGTGACCGAGAAGGTCACGATCACTCCGCGGGCCGGCATGGATGCGCATGACAATCCGCTGCCCGCTGGAACGCCGTTCGCGGTGGATGCACTTGTTGCTCCGGGCAATACGGCTGTGGAGCCGGGGGCGGACGGCGACCTGGATACAGTCTCTTTCACGGCGTATCTGCCGCTGCGCGTGAAGCGGAACGGCGCGTGGGTGCGCACTGTAACCGTGCTCACCGACAACTTCACGATCCTTGTTCGCGGCCAGGTGTGTGTGGGCCGGGCGAAGGAGTGGGAGCAGGCGGGCCGCGGCGGGGTCGAGGTGTTGGCCTTTGCAGCGACGGGGGCGACGCCGTGACCCGCGTGCAGGCCGACGTCGTCAAGCCGATCGCCGACTGGCTCGACGCGCGGCTACCGACCGCCGAAGCCCGGCTGAACGTGCCGGCCAAGTGGACACCGGCTGATGGTCCGCTGCTAGTCGTCGCTGACGACGGCGGGCCGACACGGTGGCCGATCAAGTCCGATCACACGATCCGTTTGACCGGATGGGCTGCCGGCCGGGATGAGGCCCGCGGCATCGTGGCGCTGGCCGCCGGGTTGCTGGCCGGATCGAATCCCCGCCCGCCCGGAGTCGCGTATGTCGATCCGGAGATGGGCACGATCCTCGACGCCCGCGATAAGACCACCGGCGCCATGCTGGCGTCGATCCTGATCGGCGCCACCGCCCGGACCGTCGAGGTCTGATGGCTTTCGAGCTGGACAAGGCGGGCGGCGCCGAAGTCCTCAAGGTGATGGCCGCCGAGGCGATCGCCGCGCTGGCACAGCAGGTCGCGGCGGCCGCCGGCGAGGGCGCGGTGGTTGAGATGTCCACCACCGATCGGGCCCGCGCGAAGGTGAAAGTCCCGGCTGATGTGCAAGCCAAGGACGGTGTTCTGACCCGCGCCGCCGCTGAGGTCGGCCTGGAGGTGCGGCCCAGCAAGAAACGCCCGCCGCGAAGCAAGTCGCGCGCGAAGAAGTCCGGTGTGCCACGGAAGCGCGGCCGGCCGCGCAAGTCCACGCCGAGCGAATAGGAATCGACCCCGCCCTAATCCCTGGGCGGGTTTTTTGCGCCCGCAAGGGCATGAGTAACGCCCTTGAAGGAGGGAAATCCCATGGTGCAGACCATTAATCCAGATGCCACCACAATCCCCGACAAGGCTGAGGTGTGGATCGCACTCAAGTCCGATGTGTCGAACCTGGCGGCGATGATCCCGGCCACCCCGACGGCGGACCTCGACGCGCTCGGATGGAAGTTCTCCGGCCTGATCGACGACAAGAAGGGTATTCCACTCGATCCGAGCATCGAGGTCAAGGAGTACGACGCGTTCGGCCGGCCGGCGTTCCGGATGAAAGCCCGCAAGGGCAAGCTCAAGAGCGGGTTCACCGCGCTGGAGTTCAACGACGCCACCAGGGCGATCATCCTGCCGGGCTCGGCTGCCAACAAGATCGGCATTCCGAAGAACGTCCAGATCTATGTCCTGTACCGGTTCATCGACGAGGACGTCTCCGCCGGCAGCCGAGTATGGGTGTCGTTGCGTCCGGCGCTGGCCGAGCTGAAGAGCCACGGCGGCATCGTTGACGGCGAGTTGTCGTTCGCCGAAATCGTGGTTCACCACACCGCGGACGCCGCGAATGACGTGTTCCAAACCGTGGGCGGCCTGCCACTGACCAAGGTGTTCACCCTCGGCAGCGGCCTGACGTCCTACATCGTGACCGTCGACGGCCAGACCACCGCGGTGATCTCGACGCTCACGTCGGCTGCGTTGCAGACCGCGCTGCGTGCGTTGGCGATCGTCGGCAGCACAGGCGTGACCGTGACGGGTTCCGGTTCGGGTCCGTTCACCGCGGTGTTCACCGCGCCGGTGCTCTCGGTGACCGCTGGCGGCACCGGGGGCACGGTCACCGTCGCGTAGCTGTTCCACCCCGGCCCAGGGCGAGGAGCCCGACGACACCCGTCCCCGGGGCCGGGTCGCCTCCCCCCCGACATCCCGCATCTAGTGAGAGGACCCGTCCAATGCCTGAAATTCCCGACACCGCGCCGAAGCCGCGGGACCGCAAGCCGAAGAGAT